TTTAGATACTGCTTGTATTATCAATTTATTTTGTCCTGAAAAAGATAAAGAAGGAAATAAAATTAAAAAAGGAGAATTATTAAGTAATGTAAAAGATAATCAAAATGAAGTATGGAGTAATTTGTTGAATTTAAACCATAGAATATTCAAGAATAAACATTATCAGTTTCATAATCAAATTCAAACAGACGGAATTTCGTGTTGTTTATTATTTATTCGTAAAGATTTGAAGGATAAAAAATGGGGTGCAAAAGTGCCTGTATTGGAAGAACAAGATTTTTACAATATAGAAGATTTATCCAAACAACAATTAGATACACTAAAAGATAGAACCATTATTGGTTGCGACCCTGGAAAAAGAAGTTTAGTTTATATGATGGATAATACAGGAAATAAACTACAATACACCGCACCACAGAGAAAAAGGGAAAGTAAAGCAAAATGTAATCAACGAATTTTGTTATATGAAAGAAAGAAAAATGGAATTATTGAAAAAGAAACACAATTATCATTTCAAAATAGTAAATCAGTTGATTATGAAAAATTCAAAATATATCTTGTTGAAAAGAATAAATTAAACAAAGGAACAATAGAATTCTACAAAAAAGATACTTGGAGAAAAATGAAATTTAGACAATATAGTTATGGTAAGAAAAGTATTGATACATTCTTAAATAAAATAAAAGAAACATTTGGAGAAAATCTATTAATCGGTTATGGAAATTGGAGTAGAGATACTCAAATGAAATTTTTTATGCCTACAATGAATAAGGGATTAAGGAAACTAATACATAAAAAATATGATACAATAACCATAAATGAATGTAATACAAGTAAAAAATGTTGTGATTGTCATAAAGATTTAGAGTATTACAAAGATAAAGAAGGTAAAAAGGTATTTCGTCTATTGGTTTGTTCTAACTGCGTGAGTTGCGAAAACAAAAAAATCGTATTTAGAACAAGAGACGCAAATTCCTCAATAAATATTTTGAAATTAACGAAATGTTGGATAGAGAAACAAACAAGACCAACAGAATTTCAAAATCCACAAGGATCGCCTGCGAGACAGGCTTTGCATATTTCGTCTTTCACTTCTTCGCCAACCAAAGAGAAGAAGAAAAAGTAAGACCATCAAAATTGATTTTACATTTTTGTATTTTTTTAGCGTCAAAGTCGGCGTTTTAAATGTCCAAAGGTGTAAAACAAATAGTATTATTATGACCACAAGTAGCAGTATAATCTAATTTTACCAACTGATTAGAATATGCTTCACTTATTAAGATACATTTTTTTTGGGAAAATATATCTTGAACTTGTTGATATGTATATCTTACAGGCATAGTTTATATTGTATTATATATTTATATTGTTTTGTAAATATATAATAAATTTAGGGGAAATCAAACTATGAGGAGGGGAGTTGTGCTAAGCAGAGCTTTATCTCACCCAAACTGGCAACATTATACTTAACAACCAAAGGCAAATCGTTCTCAAGATAGACTTCAATTTGTTGACATAGATTAGTACATTTAATAAAATATCCTAAATTTTTTAGAGAGAATTCCCCTTGTATCACTTTAGATGAATCTTGCTTCAAAGTAAAAGACATTGAGCCATCAGATTCAGCTCGATGAATTTCAGCAGAAGCAAATTGACCAGAACATTTAAAAATTAATTCATTTCCAACAGATTTTATTTCAAGTTTATCTGAAATACAAGTTAAATCACGAATAATTTTTTGAAAATCAGTAGAAGGTAAATTAATAATAGATGAAAAAGTAACAGCAGGATATTGTAATTCTTCGGGATCAGGTTCAATTAATCGTAATTTTTGTGTCTTACATTGTTTAATTTCATTATTCTCATATTTAAGTGTTAAATAAGAGACAATACCATCTACATAATCAGAATTTTCAATATAGATAGTTAATGTTTCTTCATTTTCAATAGTGTTAATTAACTTAAAAAGATGAAACATATTAACACCAATAATTATTTTATCTTTTTTACACTCATAAAATTCAAAATTTTGTGCTGCTAAAAATAAATGCACTAAAACAGTATGGGATTTATCCATATTAATAATTCTCATTCCATCTGGTTCGAATGTGATATTCGTTTCTAATAAAATATCTTTTAAAGCCGTCATTAATGTTCTAAATGGAGCAATTTGAACAGTCTTAATTGTTAGGACATTTACTTCAGTAGATGTTAAAAGTTGGTTGTTATTTGAAAATACAGACATTATAGTTAAATGTAATTTAAAATCTTTAAATACTTATGTATTTAAATATTTAAACGCAATTTTTTAAATTATAATTTATTTATAAATTAATTTATAATTTAACTTTTGGAACTCGCCTAGTTCCGCGACCATGCTTTGCTCTTGCTCTTTTGGCTAAAGTAAGTGCTTTTGATTTAGGTTTACATCCTTCTTCTAAAATATTATAATCAACAGCTGCAGCTTTACCGGATGTAATTGAACTTGCTAAACGAGCTACTCCCCAAGATTGAGCAGTTTGATTTGGTCTTGAACCAGAAGAATAATATGCTCCAGCACCTTTATTGATAATTTTTTCTAAAGCTAATTTTGAACAACCAGTTGCTTTGGCCAATTCATATGTAGCGCCAATTTTATTTACATGATACATTTTCTCTGCCTTGATTATGTGGTTTGATTTTTTTGACTTAAAAGAAGCGACTTTAGGCCTAGAATGATAAATTCCTTTCTTATAAAGACGACGAGATTTCATAAGCTGTTTGCCTTGTCGTTTTCTGTCTTTACGTGTTAGACGTTTTGGTAAATATCGTAAATTAATTTTCATATATTATATTTATATTTATATGTTAGATATTTGTCTAACATTTAACTCTGATACAGATATCATACCTTTCAGAATATTTACACTTTTTACAATTACTATGCTTTGTTGAACCACCAAATAAAAAAAGAGGTTTCCCTCATTTTTTATTTTTTTATTTAATTTTACTAATTTTTCTTAATTTACGTATTCCATACCTCAACCTCAACTACGTTAGTCTTTCGTTTGCTCTATATACTCTAAATTTACCTTTTTCAGATATATATCTTATTGTATCATCATCTTTTTGATTTTGATAACATGTAATACGAAAACTTATGTCTTCTATAGAACAATCTGGTAAATATGCACGAAGAATTCGCACTCTATCTTTTTTATCGCGACTTGCTTTACAGACCGTAGTTACTAACACATCATCATCTTTATTCCATTTCTGGTTTTGCATTTTCAGAGTTTTTATACTCAAATAACTTATTATTTACGTGTATTTCATCAAAATAAAGAAAAAGTATTTCAATTTTGCGTTTTAAATAGTGTTTTTACATTAACTAAAAATTTATAATCTGCATTTGCGAAACGAATTGTCTTAAGAAATGTAAAAAACACGTAAATATTATTTAAAATATTAAATATTTAAAAACATTTAATTACTAATTATAATGTCAGAACCTAAACGCACTGATTGTCTTTCGACTGTTGAGAAGCTTTATGAAAAGTATAAAGATAATGAATATATGTTACAAAGAATATATAATCATGTTCATGTTTATCTACCAAATACACTCGAAAATGAGTCTAAAAATCGTGAAAAAAGACAAAATCTTAATTCATATCTGTCTGAAGAACAACAAATATTTATGCAAGTTTTTTTGAGTAAAAATAACTATTATTATCTTTCTAACAATAACTTTTATTATGAATATAATGGTAAGGATTATTTTATAGTTAAGGAAGATGATATTATTCATAAACTTCTCTCCTCCATATCTAAAGATAGAACACTTTTACAATGGAAACACAAAACAAAAGCTAATATTATCAAACAAATTAAAGAAAGAAATTTATTTTCATCTATTCCTGAAACTGATACTATTCAAAATATTTTAAACGCACTTTATCCTACTTTCTTTTCATCTAAAAATTCTGCCAAATATTTTCTAACCATTATTGGTGACAATATATTAAAAAAAAATTCTGATTTAACATTTATGGTTAGCACTAAAATGCGACAATTTTTAGATGAATTAGAATCAGTTGCTATGTCTTCAATTGGTAATGGTAATATTTCTTATAAGTTTGTAACTAAATATCATGAGACTCATACTTTTAATAATTGTAGATTGATCCGAATGAATGAAAATTTTTCTAATGAATATTGGAGAGAATTACTCAAAAAAATTGGCTTAAATTTATTATGTGTTGCTGCTCATTACTCTAATAGACATAATAGCTCAGATAATTTTTTAAACACTAAATCTGATGAAGAACTTACTAATTATTCTTATACGCTTAAATACACAACTGAAAATGGATTAATTGATAAATTTATTGATCAATTTATTGAAAAAACTTCTGACGATTTTAGAGTTGAGTGGAAAAATTTACATTTTGTTTGGAAACAATTTCTCTCTAGTAACAATTTACCAAATGTTATTTTTTCTAGTAGTTTAAAAAATTTTTTGAAAGATAAAATTACATTTGATGAAGAAACTGACTCATTTATTGGTATTACTAGTAAATACTTACCTTTATATAAAGATTTTATACAATTTTGGAACGAAACTATTACTATTAATCATTCACCAGATTTTGAAAATGAAATTGAAGTTGAAGAAATTTGTTCTTTGTTTAAATTATGGAGTAAAAATAAAAGCGCTTTATCGGAAGAAAATATTATTAAAATTTTAAAACATTTTTTTGCATCTGAAATTGTTGAAGATAAATTTATATTAAATGTTATATCATCTATTTGGAATAAATCAAATGATATTGAAAATTCAATTTTATATATTAAAGAACAAATTAAAATTAACCATAAACTTTCACTAATTAGTTTTGATGATCTATATAGTTTTTACCATAAATATTGTACTAATAACTCTATCAAGTTTATTGTTAGTAAACGATATTTTGAAAAATATTTATATTATAAATTTTCTGAGTATATTGTGTATGAAAAATTTATTAAAGTTGAATGGGTTGATATTTAATTGTAATATTATATAAACTAATTTTTACTACTACTACTACTACTAATTTTATACACAAACTATTGCTTGAGTTGAGTGTTTCAAAACATCTTGCAATTATCTAAATTTTTATTTAATCTGAGTTACCAGCAATAAATTGAACATTATCGCCAGATGTTCCTACGCCGTTACCATGATATGAAGAAGGAGATAATGGACCTCCTTGAGCCATACCACCTTTCATCTTTTTACTTTTACGACCTTTATGAAATAACTTAAATTCGCCTTTTTTAGCAACATATCCTAATTTTTTAAGATGTTTAATTGTTTTTTTTCCAGAAGCATGCTTTTTTCTTGATACAATACGGCCATGTTTATTTTTCATTAGATTACTTTTTGTTAAACCGCCAGAGGTTTTTTTAGCAGTTCCATGCCATACTTGAGCGCGAGTTCCTGTTGTTTGCATTATAAAGTTAATTGAGAAAATATTTTTATAACGCAATTTAAAATCTATTTACTGGCGGTATTCCACTTCCGCCAGGCATGCCTTCCATTTTACCTAAATAATTTACATTTAATGGTTTACCTAAATAAAAGTTGCCGAATTGAGTTTTCCCCGATATTCTACTAATCCTATTTATTTTTTGTGAATTACCATCTAATTTTAACAGTTGTGATAATCTCATTTTATTTGATAAATTTGAAAAATTTGTATTTGATGTATGAATTAATTTATAGTTTTTTGGGTTTAGTTCAATACAATGAGCTAAATTACAATTTATTTTTAATATGTCTGCAACATAACTTCTCATTAGTATATATATATTATTTATTTTTAATAAAATTGATTTTAAAAATAGGTTAAAAGTAAAAGTACATATTATATTAACAATGAGCACTAACGAGTCTAATACTGATTTATTCTTTGATGTTCAACAAAAAACTGATAAGCAACATATCTTGGATAATCCAGATACATATATTGGTTCTGTCGAAAGTATCGATTCTGATATGTGGATTATGAGTGAAGATGGTGAGAAAATTGTTGAAAAAAATATTAATTATATTCCTGGTTTATTTAAGTTATTTGATGAAGGTATTGTTAATTGTCGTGATCATGTTGTGAGAATGAAGACTAAAGTTGATTCTAATGTTGAGAATGCATTGCCTGTTTCTCATATTGACATTAGTATTGAAGCAGATGGTTCTATTACAATGATTAATGATGGCAATGGGATTGATGTTGCTCAAAAAGATGGTGTTTGGATTCCTGAACTCGTATTTGGACATTTAAGAACTTCGACTAATTATAATAAAGATGAAAAAAAAATTGTTGGAGGCAAAAATGGGTTTGGCTTTAAACTTGTTTTGATTTGGTCTAGTTATGGTAGAATTGAAACCATTGATCATATTCGCGGATTGAAGTATATTCAAGAATATAAAAATAACTTGGATGAAATTTGTAAACCTTCCATTACCAAGTGTAAAAATAAACCATATACTAAAATTACTTTTAAACCTGATTTCGCAAGACTTGGTATTTCTGGCTTATACCCGGATATGGTATCATTGCTTAAGAAGCGTGTTTATGATATTGGTGCTATTACTGATAAAAATATTAAAGTCAAATATAATAATGAATTAATTCCTATCAAGAATTTTGAGCAATATATCAACATGTATATTGGTGACAAAGCTACAGCACCTAGAGTGTATGAAAATAGTCCTGAAGGACGATGGGAATATGCTGTTGCTCTTACACCATCAGACGAATTTGTCCAAATTTCATTTGTTAATGGTATTCACACATCTAAGGGTGGAAAGCATGTTGAATATATTTTGAACCAAATTGTTAGAAAATTAGTTGATTTTATCGAAAAGAAAAAGAAGACCAAAGTCAATCCTAACACAATTAAGGAACAACTAATTTTATTCTTAAGATGTGATATTGAAAATCCAGCATTTGATAGTCAAACGAAGGATTATATGAATACACCTTCATCTAAGTTCGGCTCTAAATGTGAAGTCAGTGATAAGTTTATTGAAAAGGTAGCAAAAATGGGTGTTATGGATGCTGCTTTACAATTAACTGAAGTTAAAGAAACTAAAGTTGCTAAAAAGAGTGATGGAACTAAGACTAAATCTGTTAGAGGTATTCCTAAGCTAACTGATGCTAATTGGGCTGGAACTGAAAAGTCTAAGGATTGTATGCTTATTCTTTGTGAGGGAGATTCAGCTAAAGCAGGTATTCTTTCTGGATTATCATCAGAAGATCGCAATATTGTCGGAGTATATCCTCTAAAAGGAAAGTTACTTAATGTTCGCGGTGAACCAATAAAAAAGATTGCTGATAATAAAGAAATTTCTGAAATCAAGCAGATTCTTGGTCTTGTAACCGGAAAGAAATATTTAAATTTAGAAGATATCAATAAGAACTTAAGATATGGAAAGGTTTTGTTTATGACTGATCAAGATTTAGATGGTAGTCATATTAAAGGTCTTGGCATCAATTTATTTTCATGTGAATGGCATACACTTTCGCAAATTCCAGGATTTATTGGATTTATGAATACTCCAATCTTGAAAGCAAAGAAAGGAACTAATGAATTACATTTCTACAATGAAGGAGAATTTGAAGAATGGAAAGAGCAACATGATGTTAAGTCTTGGACTATTAAATATTACAAAGGTTTAGGAACAAGCACTGGTAAGGAATTCAGAGAATATTTTGAGAATAAAAAAATTGTTGAATTTCAATTTAGCGGTAAAGAATCTGACGACGCAATTGATATGGTATTTAACAAAAAAAGAGCTGATGATAGAAAAGATTGGTTAAAAATTTACAACAGAGATGCTTACCTTGATACTAGCAAGAAAAATGTATCTTATGAAGAATTTATCAATCGTGAATTAATTCACTTCTCTAAATATGATTGTGATAGAAGTATTCCTAATCTTATGGATGGTCTTAAGATTTCTCAAAGGAAAATTGTGTTTGCTGCTTTTAAACGCAATTTAAAGACTGAAATTAAAGTAGCACAATTTAGTGGTTATGTTTCTGAGCATTCTGGCTATCATCATGGTGAAGCAAGTTTAAATGCCGCTATCGTAGGAATGGCTCAAAATTTTGTTGGGTCAAATAATGTAAATTTGTTTGTTCCTAATGGACAATTTGGCACCAGATTACAAGGTGGAAAGGACAGCGCATCTGAAAGATATATCTTTACCTTACTGAATACAATTACTAGAAATATCTTTCAACAAACAGATGATAATGTTCTTAAATATTTAAATGATGACGGATTGTCTGTTGAACCAATGTATTATGCTCCAATTATTCCAATGATTCTTGTCAATGGATCTAAGGGTATTGGAACTGGTTTCAGCACTGATGTCATGTGTTATAATCCATTACAAATTATTGATTATTTACAAAATAAGTTAAGATATATTCAACCTAACGTAAATGTGATTGAAGACAATATTGACTTTATTCCTTATTATGAAGGGTTTAAAGGTCAGATTACTAAATTATCTGATGATCAATTCTTGATTAGAGGAACATATGAAAAACTAGGTGTTGATAAAATTAGAGTTATTGAATTGCCAGTTGGATTTTGGACTGAAGACTTTAAAGAATTAATTGAATATTGGTGTAATCCAGGAGAAGATAAAGATAAAAATAAAATTCAAGCCATTATCAAAGATTACGAAGATATGAGTAAAGATACAAATGTTGATTTTACTATTACATTTGTTAAGGGTAAATTAGAAGAATTAGAAAAATCTAAGGGTGAACATGGATGTAATGGTCTTGAGAAATTGTTGAAGCTTTATACGACAAATAGAACAACTAACATGCATCTATTTGATGCTAATGATAGATTACAAAAGTTTGATAAAGTATCTGATATTATTGATTCTTATTACGATGTGAGATTGAAATTGTATCAGAGTAGAAAAGATTATATGATTGAAAGTTTGGAACGTGAATTGATGTTGCTTACCAATAAGGCTAAATATATTAAAGAAAATCTTGATGGAACTATTGATTTGCGTAAGAAGAAGAAGGATCAAGTTATAGAAATGTTACAAACTAAAGGATATGATATGATTGATAATGAGGCAAATTATCACTATTTGACTAAGATGCCTATGGATTCAGTTACTGAAGAAAATGTTGATAAACTAAATAAGGAACATCATGATAAGGAAACTGAATTAGAAATTGTTAAGTCTACATCTATTAATAAGATGTGGTTGAATGAATTAGAAACTTTAAAAGAGCAATACATTGAATATAAAGAAGAGCGAACTAGACTAATGAATGGCGATGATTCTAAACTAAAGAAAAAGGTTGTATCTAAAACCAATGTAAAGAAGGTTGTAAAGAAACAAACATTATCGGTTGAAGATGATTAAATTATAAAATTTAGAACTTAAATATATATTTTTTATGTAATATATATTCAAATACTTAATATAAAGCCAACACTCATTTGGTTTCAGGATTGCTATAAAACATTCGATCTTATTTTGTTGACAAATCCTTTTCCTTATGCTAAATAACTTTTTGATTCTATAGCTAGAGAGATAATAAAGGAATTCACATTTAAAACCAACCTTTAAATTCAAGTTGTCTGTCAGTATTTGATGATTGAACAGGATGAGCAATTGGGATTACTAATGTACTAACATCGTCCATATATTTCATATATCCTTGAGCCTCACTATATACTTGTTGTATACAATAATTTAATACAATCTTATTAAGCTCTTCAATTTGTTGTGGAATATTAGATGGTTGATTTGCTGAATATTGTAAGAAAACGCTTCTCATTACAATTTTAATAGAATCACTATCTTGAGGACTAATAAGATATTGTCCATTTGATCTATTATAAACACCAGCTCTTATTCCATTTTGAATTATTTGAATATTCTCTTGAGAGAAAAAAACTTGCGATAAAGAAGTTTCGGTCCATAGACCTTCAGTTGCATTCCTAAATGTTACACACTGGTTAGCAGGTATTTTATCATACATTTTAAATAATGCTGAAGTATTTGGCGATTTTATGTTTACACGACCATTATTTACTTTATTCATTTTATAAAATAAGCAAATAGAAAAAATTATATCTATTTATTTTATATGGAAGGTTTTCAAAAATTTACTCTTTTCGCTGCAATAATTATATTAATAATTGCACTTATTATTATAGGAATTTTTCTTTCATCGTCTACTAATACTAATTGGCCACCAATGACACCTGATTGTCCTGATTATTGGACAATGGAACAGGATGTTTCAGGAAAAAATACAACTTGTGTTAATATAAAAGATTTAGGAACATGTCCTCCTCAAAGTGGTAATAAACATTTAACAATGGATTTTAATGGCTCTGAGTTTACAGGATCTAATGGCAGATGTGCTAAATACACGTGGGCTAAGAAGTGCGGAGTATCATGGGATGGAATTACTTATGGTGTTAATAATCCTTGTCAATCGTCGTCTTAATTACACTGATAAATCTTCAAGCGTGTAAATAATCATTATAAATATAATTTAATTATTATATACAAAATGAAACAAAAATCATATTTACCTAATGATATTATTAAACTTATTAGATAATTTTTACATGTTAATAAGGTTGATTTTACAAATAAAACTTTTTACAATTTACATCATCATAATATTATATGAAAAATGAAAAAGAGAAGTTTTTTACAATTTTTATCTAAACGTGATTTGTGTAGAAATCTACATAAAAAGAATGTTTTTAAATATATAAAATGGAATATAAAATGGAAGAATTAAATATTAATAAAATTCTAAATAGAGAGCAACAAGAAAAAGACATTAAAAATATTCTCAAAGAATTTGAATTTAATAAAAATAACTTATTATTTAAAAAAGGTATTTATGTTTATGGAGATCCTGGAACTGGTAAAACTACCTTTGTTACTAATATTCTTAAAGATTTGAATTATGATATAATTAAATATGATGCTGGCGATATTAGAAATACGGCAGTAATTGAAGATATCACAAAACATAATATGTCAGATAAAAATATTATGAGTTTATTTAATAAAAAGGTTAAAAAAATTGCGATTATAATGGATGAAATAGATGGAATGAATAATGGTGATAAAGGTGGTATAAATTCTCTTATTAAACTTATTCGTCCGAAAAAAACAAAAAAACAAAAATTAGAAGAAGTTACAATGACACCTATTATATGTATTGGCAATTATCGTATTGATAAAAAAATTAAAGAATTAATGAAGGTTTGTAATAGTATTGAGCTTAAAACTCCTACTCAATCTGAAGTTTCTAATATTATCAACAAATTAATGCCTTATATTGATAGTCAAATTCAAACCAAACTTATTTCTTATATTCAAGGCGACCTTAGAAAACTTAATAATATGTATAATTTAAATAAAAATAAACCTCAGCTTTTTACATGTCAAAACTTAGAAGAAATTTTTCAAATTAAATCTTATAATGATGATACTAAAAAAATTACAAATAAACTATTAAATGAATATTTACATATTAATGAACATAATAATATTATGAATGAAACTGACCGTACAAGTGTTGGTTTATTATGGCATGAAAATATTATTGATGTTATTGAAAACCTTGATAAAAAGCAATCAATACCTTTTTATATTTCACAGCTTGACAATATATGTTTTGCTGATTATATTGACAGAATTACATTTCAAAAACAAATATGGCAGTTTAATGAAATGAGTTCGCTAATTAAAACATTTAAAAATAATAAACTATATCACGATACTTTTAAAAACAAAAATAAATGTAATTCATCTGAAATTAGATTTACTAAAGTTTTAACAAAATATTCAACCGAATATAATAATTCGCTTTTTATACAAAAATTATGTCAAAAACTAGGAATGGATAAAAAGGATTTGTTTGGATTTTTTATTGAACTTAGCAATAATCATGAAAATTCTGAAATTATTAGTATTCTTGAAAATTCTGAAATTAGTAAGTTAGATATTAATCGTATTTATAGGTATATCGAAAAATATATTAAAGAAAATGCTACTGGAACTGCTGATAAGGAAGTTGATGATGATGATTGCGATTGTGATGAATTGGAATAATAAGTTTTTGTGTAAAAATCCGCTAAAGCAATAACATCAATAAAATAAGTTTTAGAATTTAAACTATAGAAAATTTTATAGTTTAAATTTATATTTTTTATCTTACTTCAACAGACTCAAACTTTTTATTATTTGAATGCTTCATTTCAAATAATCTTACGTTTCTCTTTTCTTCCCAATTAGAAATTGTTTGATCGTCAATTTTACATTGTAAATGGTTACCATAATGTTGAGGAGAAGTATAAAATAGAGTATTTGATCCATTTGCACTTGTGCATTCTCCTGTTGCTAACAGGACCTTAAAAAATAAATCTTCGTCACATGAACCTACTATATAATTTAGATATTCTCCTGTCTCAGCATCCCTAATACGATTACCTGATATACCGGAAGTATAAACCTCAATTTTTTTGTTATAACTTCTTCCATCCTTTTTAAAAGCTTCTCTGTAAATAACATTATATCCTTTATCCATACGCTTTGTTTTTTCAAACATTTTATTTACATCATGAACATCATCATCATTATTAGGGTCTACTGAATCCCAAAAATCGTCTTGATACATTATATCTTTATAATATATACTATATATATATCTTTAAACCATTTTATGTAATATTTATTGTTTGACAATTATTACCTAGTTCTATTTTTTTTCATCCTTACGTTTTTCTATGTGCCCTTTAATTAATTGTGTAATTTTATTATTAAGATATGATAGTTGATCTTTTAAGTGATTATTCTCAAACATTAATTGTTGTATTAACATCTTTTGATCATTTATTTGTTTTTCAATCATTTCTGGATTGTTCATTATTGTTATTTTAGTGATTAAATTTTCATAATCTGCTTGCTGTTTCATTAATTCTTGCATCTTATTCTCTCGGTCTATTTTAATTTCGGCCAATTGTTTTTTAACATCAGGTTTATGATCTGGCTTACCTGGATCATATTTATCTAATAAAGCATCTATATCTTCCATAAAAAATTTTAAAATATCTGGCTCTAAAACTAAATCCTTCGGAAATAATGATGTTTCATGAACATATGGATTAGGATTTTGTTTTAATAATTCTTTTTTATCAAATGAGTTATGATTATGAGAAAATACCAAGATAGATTTTATTGATTCTAATTGAATAAAAGGAACTGTATATTCTTTTAAAAATTTTCTCTCTTCTGCTACAGAAGATTCTTCATCAAATTTTGTTTCTTTTAGTAACTCTTTTTTAAAAGCAAATGTTGCTGCGGTTGCGTGATTTGGGCCATACGGACCAAATTGTAATATTTTATTTATATGTTTAAAATAAATACACACAGCACTTGAACCTGCACACAAAGCTTTGCTTCCACGTAATTTTTCTACAGCATGTTTTACTCTATCAGGAGGGTAATAATCATCATCATCCATATAAACAATAATATCACCTGTCGCCTTTTCATTTGATAAATTTCTTTTTTTACCAAGTGACATTTTTTCATCATACTTAAAATATTTTACATAAGGTAAATGAGCTACTAGATCTTCAATTTTATCTGTTCCATCATCTATAATAATCCATTCCATTTTATCTCTTGGATATGTTTGATTTTCAAAACATTTTATTATTATAGGAATAAAAGGACGTCTATTAAATGTTGGAGTGCATACACTTACAAAAGGATGTTTTGACAATTTTTTATCTTTACCCATTTAAATTACTTAAATAAATATTATTTAAGTAATATTAAACCAATATTATTTTTATATAATTTTCATTATATAAAAATTGTTAAGACCATCTCGCTGGTCGAGCCTTTGGGCGTTTGTAAAACGTATTTCCTTAAGAAATGTAAAAAGTTATAACATGGTGATTACTCATCTAATAACATTAATGCCATTGCTGAGTAATTATGTAAATCAATTAATGTGTCTCTAATTCCTTCATCATTTATTAAATTTACACCATTTTTTGTTATAGACATATAACGCTGTAATTTATCTTCTATTCTCATTAAGACACCTATAACTCCATATTTGGAAAATGCGTCACCATAATCCATATTTTTTTTAGCAAATAATTCTAATGCATCATTTTGAATTTTTTTCATCTGTTCTACCCTATTCATGTTTATAATAAATATTTTTAAATATATTTAAATCGTTTTCCTATTTAATTTTCTATGTTTTCTTGTGTTTTTTGTATGTTTTTTATTTCTTCTTGATTTACTTCTTGATTTACTTCTTGATTTACTTTTTGATTTACCCCCTGTTTTCTTTATAGTTTTATATAAATCTGTTGGGTTCCCTGGTTCTTCTAAACCATATGACATTATTTTTTGATGTATTTCAATCGGCAATTTTGTATTTTGCGTGGCTAAACTAACATCTCTTGTAAAATTAATATTTTTTTCTTCATTTGCTAATCTATTTTCATCCAATTCATCCATATAGTCTTGTGCTTCTCCTAAAATTTCATCATCAATCCAATAATCATGATGAACACCCTCTTCAACTAAATCTTGTTCTCTATTTTTAATAACTATTTGTAACATATTTTTAAGTTGTCTTAATGTTGTTACTTCATTTATATCATTTGGTTTAGGATATGTATTTTGTCTAATAAACTCTATTATTTTAGTTTTTGGTGTATAGTTACTCATATATAAAATGTAAGATAAATATTTACAAATTTACATATATTTTCCTATTTTTTTTAATTGTTTTGTTATATCACCGCCACCTTTTTGACCAAATATTAAATTATATAATAATCCATGTTTTTCTTTATAAACAGCAGGACATTTTTTTATTGCTTGGTCATAACTTACTGATTTTGATAAATTTGTTTCTTTAACAGGATTAAAAATATCTATTCCTATTATTCCAAAATATATTAATACAAGAATTAGAAATGAAAATATTCCAGGAATAGTTCCTAAATTTGAAAATGCTAATAATACAACAGCTATGCTAATTATAGATACAATTGTTAATTTATAATGTTTTAAGGTTTCTTTTATTATTGATAGAGATGATATTTGTTTACCATTCATTATAGCTTTCATTAATAATGTTGAAATTATTGAATTATGAAAAAATATCATTGATAAAATAAAAAGAATAGGAAAACCTAATATAAGTATAAAACTAAATATTATTGTTAATAATACTCCAAAATACCAATTTGATGGGCTAAAGCTAAAAAAAAGTGTAACATTTTTCCATTCTGGTTTTCCAGCGCCTGTATCATTTGTATTTGTTTTAAAGAACCATGACATATTAGCAAACCATAAATATATTAAATAAAAAATATTTATAAAAATTCCAAAAATATATAAAAACCCACAAATAATTGGTCCAATCCCAATTATAATTGGTTCAATAAATGTATTGTTCATTAAATTCATAATAATGTTAATTGCTGAATAATTAAATTGTATTATGGATTCAAAAATTGAAATAAAATAATTTGCTAAAAAGTTAGATGAAGGTTTCTCTTTATAATTTTTAAATATTTCAATAAGTGTATTTTTAGAATTTATATCGTAAGGTATTTCTATTTTCATAGACATTTCAGGATCAGTAAATGTTGTAAAAATGTTTGTTTGTATTGGACTTGGATTAATTGTTGGCTGAGCATCAGTATAAGGAGCGCAATTCGGTTCAGTTGGTAAAATATTAGATTGTGCTATTTTACACATAAATAATATTAAGGAACTACCTGAAAAATAAAAAAAAATTATCACAATCACGATGAACAAGTCAAAAATAAATTTTAATACTTTAGAACTATATTTTTCTGTTGAATTGGAAGATGAATTTTCTTTTTTTTCATCTATAATACTTGTATCATTAGAATCTGACATTACTTATATTTAATTGATATAAAAAATTTAATATCAATTTATTATATGAAATTTAATATGTTTTTACCACTAATTGCGTTAATTTTATTATTTATTATTTTCAATATGATTAATTATTTAGTTAAAGAAAATTATATTGTTGAATGTTTTACAGATGGAGCTATTCAAGAAAGTTCCAAAACTAGCCGTACTGTTAATTTGCCCTTAAATACAACGTATAGTTGTAAAAATTTTTGTGGTCCTAATTCTCGATGTGCCATAACTGGCCAACAGTGTTTTACTGATATTGATTGCCCAGGTTGTAACCCATATTCACCACCACTCCCTAAAACAAAAGATTGTATTCCTGGTAATAATGATGCTGGAAAATTAACATCAGGAGTAAATCCTACTTATTCCCCATTAACAAGTGGTTATGGAACTAAAGAGCGTATAATTACAAAAGATTTGTATGCTAAACCATCACATCCGAACTTTGGTTCTAATACTTGGGGTGAATCATTTAATGAAGGACAAGAACTATATAATAAGCGTTATAAGCCTAATCAACTACAATTTATGCCGAATTATCCTCCTATGTATAGTATAACTGGTGAATTTATAGGTGATGGTCCTTTACCATCTAATTATTAAGTCTTGTGAATTGCTACTTCTTTAGCTATATTTCTTATTATTTTGTCTTGTTTTTCTATATCATTATTTCCTGAACCACCCATAGCTTCTATTACTAATTTACTATAATGATCTGAATATTTCGAATCACTATAATTACACCCTGGATGCAACTCTTTGTATTTTGGTAAAAGCTTTTCATTTTTGTATGCTACATTTTTAATAGCTTTACGCAGTCGTTGTTTTTCATCATTATCTTTTTCCCATTTATCTTCATCTTTGATGTAAATAACTTCGCGTTTTTTGTCAGCGCAATGAACAGGTCGTTTATGCACATCTAATGCTTTTAGGTTTTTGACAATAATATTTGATATTCCTTCTACAAAGCCAAGTTTTCCGACATCCTCTAAATCTGATAATTGTAGCTGGAGGGAATCTACAAAATCTGTAATATTCATGGCATCTTTACATGTTTCGTTTAAAAACATATTTAGATTAAATGTTTTATTATTATTATTATTAGAATTAATCATAGTGTTATTATTAGTAACCTTATTCATTTCTACAAGCTTGTTAGTTAATTCTTGATTCTGTTTTTGTGTTTCATTATTTAATGATATTAGTTCTTGATTTTGTTTTACAACCTCTAAAACAAGGTTAGTTAATACTTTTAAATCTCCTTCATTCTTGTAGTAGTGTTCAAAAACGGCGTTTTTTTGGCAGTTTTCTGCTCTTTTATGACGCGATAATCCTGACTTATGTTTATATATATTTCCACATTCGCATTTATATATTGACGATAAATCATAAGGCGTTTTTGTGTTATCATTTGTATCATTTTTGTTATCATTTTCATTTTTTTTGTGTTTTGGTCTCAAAATATGTCTAGACCAATCACTTTTTTTACAGCATTTAAAATTACAAAATTCGCATATAAAAAATATGGCGTTTTTTAGGCGTTTTTTATTACCATCCATTTATCTATAATGATAATAAAAAACGCCTAAATAGTTTTTATATTAAAATATAAAAAAAAAATTATCATCACAAAATGAAAATTATTTTTTTTGTAACCACATGATAATTTTTCATTATGGTCACAATTCACGCATTTTTCATAAAATATCTAGGCTTTTGAAAATTGGACATTTTTTTTGTCCATTTTTAAAAAGCTAAAACACTTTTCATTTTTTGAAATCAGTATTTTTCTCTACATGTGTAGGAAACTTTTTTAACCTTTTTTTTCAAAAAACAAGAAATTCCCTTCATGCTCTAGAGGGAGTAGTATCTCGTCTTTAAGTGGTAAAAATAATATATATTAAAAAACTTATTTAAAAAATATATTATTAAGTTGCATATAATAAACCAGCATTTCCACCAACAAATATCACCATATTTACTCTCTCTTCAATTAAATACATATTGAAGTTATAATCATAAATTCTCCATGTTGGCTTGTTTATTCCTACAATATCACCTGTATTTGGATCACAAATTGTTAACACTTGAGCATATGGATCTGCTGGTGGTGTTATTGTATTAAATTCCAATTGAACATTTGTAAATCTACTCATATTCATTGCGCCTGATGGTTGGACTTTTAATGGGTCTGTATCTAAACAGAAATTATAACAATACAATCCTGGTGGTGCGAATCCATGTGTTCTTGTATATTTTTCTACAAAATTATATACACCAGCTGGTAAAGTATTCTCCCTATATTGACCATCTAATAAAATACCCATTGCTATTAAAATTTCTTTTAAATTTTGTGGATTATAAACTCCTGTTGTGTATAAACCTGATAATGTACCATCAGGATTTAAACCAGGACCTAAAAATGGTTGAATAGGTGGAGGCCCGGTATTTGGATTTGGATAATTTCCTGCTGTTGGGGCAAATGTTACATCTTGTGGCATATAATCATAAGGCCAATTTGTGTAATTTGACCATTGATTTCTTAAATTAACATCACTACGTTGGAAATAAAACATCCAACTTATAACCATACCCAATGAATCCAAATCAATCTTATTTGACCCAGTAACATTATAGTAAGGTTTTTCATAAATTTGTCTAATCAAGTATTTTTGTTCATTTTTCGCAAAAATTGTAGATTCATCATCTGAGAGAAAAGCATAAGTACAATTTAAATGTATATCAGCAAACCAATTGGTTCTGGTATCTACATATGATGTAGGACCTAACTCTACATCTGGCGGAGTTTGTAAAAATCTGTAAAATTGCATATAGAATTGATTGAAATTTGGAGCAACAACCGGATAATTATTTACATAATCCTTTACATCACGAATTGTAAACCATTCATTTATTGGTCTAAATGAAACATTTATCCATAATTCATTATATTGAAGAGCAACCAATGGAAATGCTTGAGTAGGGAGAAGACTAAACCATGAACCTAGTGGAATATATAAAGTTCGGCCCATAATTGAGGGCTGAGCTCCAGCAGGACTAGTTGTATAAAACGTGTTTGGATAAGCATTTACACGAGCTCCGGAATTTGCCGGATCATTTAATTCGGAAACATTACCAATCATATCATTAAATAAATTTAATTTTTGTTTACTAAAATCCCTCCTAGCTGAATTAAGAATATATTGTCCTGAATATTGCTGTAATTGTTGATTACCACAATTAATTGTAATTTTACTTATTATTTGAGCACCTAAATTTTGTATCCAAGCAAAATTATATGGTGCCCAATCTGTGTATATAGTTGTTCCATCTGATTGTGTAACCGCTTGTGGTGGCATAATTGGAGACCAAATATTTGGTAATGTTATACATATATAGCAATCCATAAGTAAATCTGCATATCGTTTTACTTTAAATGTAAAAGTGCTTTCGGTTGTTAAACTTAATGTAGGAGTACCTTCATAATCAAGTCTAAAATTTTGTTTTCCATAATTTGTATACTTTTTATAAGTACATTTAAAAAAAGATTTTTCTGGGTTTGAATTTAAAATTACATTTTGATTTCCTTGCGATATTAATTGCATTAATCCTCCAGCCATATTTAGTATATAATAGTATTTTTTTTTAATTCTTTATTTCATCATAATATAATTTAATGATTCTTTATTTTCTTTATTTTCTTTATTTTCTTTATTTTCAATTCTTTTGTACAACATTTCACGAAACGTAGTGCCTTTGGAACACCGATTTTATATAGTAAAAATTATATAAAAATAATTTATTAATATTACCTTAATGAATAACGAAGAACACATTAAGGAATTAAATTGTGAAATTTCTAAATCAAAAGGAAAAATTAAAAATAATATAATATATTAATAATGTCAATCATCGAAACAACAACCGGTTATTTAAGCGCTATTAAAAATATGGATACAGATTTATTGAGTAATATAATAATCATATTTATCGGTATAATTTTAATTATTTTTATAGGATATATGATTTATCTAAGAAGACTTGAAAATTCTACATGCGATTATATGAATTCGTTATATCCAAGTGTTGATGGCAATTTAAGACCAATTACTTCTAACGACCCAGATTGTAGTGGTAATTTGTTTGATTATTATATTAAAACTGCTTATAATGCTTGTAGTGGTGGTTCATATAAAAACGACTTTGTTAATATATGTAACCTTAAAGCAGTTATTAAACAAGGCGTTAGATGTTTAGATTTTGAAGTTTATTCGGTTAATGATCAACCTGTTGTTGCTACAAGCACTTCAGATAGTTATTATGTTAAGGAAACATTTAATTCAGTTAATTTTGGTTCTGTTATGGATACAATAAGAAATTATGCTTTTTCTGGTTCAACATGTCCTAATCCAACTGACCCCATTATTATTCATTTAAGATGTAAAAGTAATAATCAAAATATGTATTCTAAATTAGCAGATATATTCAAATCCAATAATGATATTATGCTTGGTATGAAGTATAGTTTCGAAATTGCAGGAAAAAATTTAGGAAATGTTCCTTTAATGTCACTACAAAATAAAGTTATTTTAGTAATGGATAGAAGTAATCCTGCATTTATTGAAAATGAAAATTTATTAGAATATGTTAATTTGGCAAGTAATTCTGTATTTATGAGAGAATATAATTACTATAATGTTAAAAATACTCCTGATGTTAATGAATTAACTGATTTTAATAGACGTGGAATGACTATAGTCACTCCTGATAATGAAACAAATCCTGCTAATCCTAGCGGTTTGGTTTGTAGAGCTAGTGGTTGTCAAATGGTAGCAATGAGATATCAATTTGTTGATAATAATCTTACGGAAAATGCTTTATTTTTTGATAGAGCAGGTTATGCCTTTGTACTTAAGCCTGCTGATTTAAGATATCAACCTGTTAAAGTTCCGGCTCCAACACCACAAAACCCAGACTATTCTTATGCTACTAGAAATTCATCAACCGATTACTATAGTTTTAATTTTTAGCATAACCATTCAACAATATTAGCATGATACATCAAATATTATCTTTTACACTATTTCAAATAAAAAAGAAATGGAAAAGCAAACAATCTGTTTATTTTACAGAATGTAATACTTTCAACCACTCAAATTTAGGATAATTTTGTCTCATTTTTCTTTTCGGTCGTTGTAATTTATTATATTATTCAATTTTATTTTAATCGAATAATATAGGAATGTCTAAAAATAAAAATCTATGTAAAAATTTATCATTTTCTGATTGTGAATTAGCAATATTACGTATGGCAGTAGATGAAGCTGAAGATAAAATGGGTAGGCGTGTAGTTAATTCAGATGATGTTCAAAAAATTATAGATATAGTTGAAGAATTTATCAGACATAAGAAATTGATTTGTTATGGTGGAACTGCTATTAATAATATATTACCTGAAGAAGATAGATTTTATAACAAAGAAGTTGAAGTTCCTGACTATGATTTCTTCTCTCAAAATGCTTTAAGTGATGCAAAAGAACTAGCAGACATTTATTATAAAAAGGGGTTTTTAGATGTAGAAGCAAAATCTGGACAACATCATGGAACATATAAAGTTTTTGTAAATTATATGGCTGTCGCGGATATTACTCATATGCCAAAAGAAATATATAATATTCTTAAAAGAGATGCTATAAGTGTTGATGGATTATTATATGCTCCTCCTAATTTTTTAAGAATGTCTATGTATCTTGAATTATCTAGACCAGCAGGCGATATTAGCAGATGGGAAAAAGTATTGAAAAGATTATCACTTTTAAATAAGAATTATCCAATAACAGATATTAATTGTAACGAGGTTAACTTTCAACGTGAAATGGAAAATAGAGAGAATGAAGATAAAATTTATGACACTACTAAAAACGCCTTAATAAATCAAGGTGTAGTATTTTTTGGTGGTTTTGCTAACACTCTTTATTCTCAATATATGCCAAAAAATTTAAAAAAAAAACTAGAAAATATTGCTGATTTTGATGTTTTATCTAACAATCCTGAAAAAACTGCTGATATTATCAAAGAACGATTACATGATAATGGTGTAAAAAATGTAAAAATAATAAAACAAGATGCAGTTGGAGAGATTGTTCCTGAACATTATGAAGTTAAAATAGGCAAAGATAGCATTCTTTTTATTTATAAACCCATTGGATGTCATAGTTATAATATTTTAATGATGAATGGTAAAAAAGTTAAAGTAGCAACGATAGATACTATGTTAAGTTTTTATTTAGCATTTTTATATGCTAATAAAGATTATTACAAACAATTTACTGATAGAATACTTTGTATGTCAAAATTTCTTTTTGATGTTCAACAAAAAAATAGATTATCACAAAAAGGATTACTAAAGCGTTTTAGTATCACATGTTATGGACATCAAGAAACAGTAGAAGAAATCAAAGCAGAAAAAGCAAAAAAATATAAAGAATTTAAACAATCTAATAATAAAAAAATGTTTGAAGAATGGTTTTTTAATTATAAACCAGATGATATTAAAATACATAAACAAACAAATGAAACTACTAATAAAAAGAAAAAAACTAAAAGTAAAAGTAAAAAAACAGGATTTTTTAATCCATATAACAATAGTTCAAAAACTCGAAAAAATAAAAAAAATATTTACTAAATTTGCTGTGACTTTTGATTCATTGTACAGAAACCACCTTCACAATCATCGCCACTTTGCTCCCTTTTTTTATTTTGATAAAATTTAAAAATAAACATGCCAATAATGATTACTAATATGGCAACTCCAATGTAAATATACATTGTATAATCATTGCTTACTACACCATCAACGCTACCTATAACTTGGTTTAAATCAGGAACGTCTAAAGAAAATACCGAATCTGTTATGTCAATAGAATCCATTTATTAAATTATTATTTTACAAATAAATAATAATTTAAACTTATAAACAATAAGTTTCTAAAATTATACTAAATATTTCAAAAGTAATTTTTGTAATTATTTTAAAAATTAAATTATCCTTAAATTCTTTTGGAATATATTTTTTTAAATAAATAAATAGATAAAATGTATTTACTAATAAATATTCTAATAAAAGTTTTATATTATAAGTAAATTTATTAAAAATATTCCAGTCATTTACAAAACTACACATAGACGTATTGCTTTTTTTTATAAAAAAACTATGAACATCTAGTAATCCAGACAATATTCTATGAAAATTTGTTTTTTCATTTTTAATATTTAAAGCATATATAAATTTATCATAACCAAACAACTCCATATGTAAAATTTTCCTGTTATTCTGTTGCTTAAAAATATAAGCATTTATTCCATCAATATATTTTTTTTTATAAACCATATTATTATCGATTAAAAATGGAATATAACATGATTTAATTATTGTATTTATTATGTCATCTATATTTTTATAATTATATTTTACTATTTTTTTTCGTTTTTTAATATCATGATAACAAATAAATAATTTATTATTTAGTTTTGAACATATATCATGTGGAATTCTTTCTTGTAAAAGTATTTTAAGTGATTTTATAATGCTTAATGTGTGTTTTGCCTTAAATTCGTTATTTGCTATTTCATATAATTTAGGCATTAAATCGAGTGAGTCGATATAATATAATAATGCTACTACAGAACCTATGCTACACCCTGAAATTCTTTCTACTTTAATATAATTCCTTCTCTCCATTTCTTTTAAAAAATAAAGGGCGCCAACAAGATAACTTCCATTAAATGCTCCTCCATCTAAAACTAAATCCAAATGTTGTAACTTTTTTTTCTCTTCTGGTAAATTTTGTATTAATCTATTTACATATTCATCAATCATATAATAACTTATAAAATCAAATTAATTAATATAACGAAAAATTATATCTTCGTATTTTTCAAAAATCTATCCATAATATTATTACACCGACAGGAAAGCAGTAAGTAGTAAAATAACACAAACTTTTATAAAATTATACAAATCATAAATGCATTTTGTGTCATTTTACTACTTACTGCTTTCCTGTCGGTGAAATTTTTTTCACATTAGTTCTTGTTTTTATTTGACAACATCTTATCGAACCTAAATAATCAGTATAACTTAGCGTAATATATATTTAATTTATATTTAATTTATATTTAATTTAGATTTAAAAATATAAATTTATAAATAGCTATATGAAATACCCATTTATTGTGTTTTATAGACTAGATAAATTTTTAGATATTGATAAATTCTTCATTGAAAATAATGAACAACTTGATTGTACATTATATTTTACAAATAATAAAAATGACTTAAATAAATTATATGATTCTAATTTTCAAATTTTAGTTACATATGGTGATAAAGAAGAATATTACATAGATAATGTAATTTCAATTATATCAGAAAGAATGAGAGATAGATGGATACATTTTAATGAAATCAAAACAATAGAACAATTTAATTATGCCGTGAATTATTGTTTTATACATAATTGTACATTTAATAGAGAACATATTAGACCTGTTTTTTCAGTTTTTACACCAGCATATAATTCATATCATAAGATTGAGAGAGCATATAAAAGCCTTCTAAATCAAACATTTAAAGATTGGGAGTTTATTGTTATAGATGATTCTCCTGATGATAATCATTTTAATTTTTTAAGAAACCTATTTTCAAAGGATTCAAGGGTTAGACTTTTTAGAAAAAGTGAAAATAATGGCAACATAGGAAATTTAAAAAACGAAGCAGTTTCATTATGTAGAGGTAAATATTTACTAGAATTTGATCATGATGATGAAATATTACCGTTTGTACTACAAGATTCAGTAAATTGTTTTGATAATAATCCTAATATAGGATTTATATACATGGATTGTATTTGTTTATATGAAAATGGAGACAATTTTTCATATGGTGATTTTATATGTAAAGGTTATGGAAGTTATTATTGTCAGAAGTATAATGATAAATGGGTTTATGTTTATAATACCCCGAATGTTAATAATATTACACTAAGTCATTTGGTTTGTTGTCCAAATCATCCAAGAATTTGGAGAAAAACTGAGTTAATTAAAGCTGGGAACTATTCTGAATTTTTACCAATTTGTGATGATTATGAGATTATAATTCGAACAGCATTAAATACAAAGATAGCTAAAATACATAAATTTGGATATATACAATATATGAACAATAATAACAATAATTTTTCACTTATTAGAAATGGAGAGATAAATAGAATTGGTCCATATTTTATTAGTCCTATCTTCTTTGATAAATTTAAAATTAATGATAGTATGAAGGAATTAGATGCTTATGAAGATGAAAATTATATTCACAATTATAGTAAAATTTGGGAAAGAGAAGAACCTTATCAACATAAATACTGTAATATTATTATAAATAATGATTACATTAAACAATATTGTATTATTGGTATAGATAGTTTAATATATAATAAAGATAAAATCCGTGGTCTATATCTTGATTCTAAGAATGATTTTATACTATTAGATAATAAGTGTTCACTTGAATATTTACATATTTTACTTGATTTATATGATTTTTCTAGATTTAAATGTTATTCATTAATTGATAAGGGTGAAGACATATTAGTTAAATATTTTTTAATACAATATAAGTCTTGTAATAATTATGAAATTATAAATAATAATATAAAAAAAATAGATTATAATACAAAGTTTTACCAAAGACATGATGTAATTAATAGTGTAAGTAATCCTGAAGAAAAATATTTAGAGATTGGTGTAGAAAATGGTTATACTTTTAATAATGTTCATTTTCTTAATAAAACTGGTATTGACCCATCTCCTCATTTCTTTTCTGAAAATTTAATAATAAAGACATCTGATGATTATTTTTCAAATTCAAATGATAAATTTGACATTATTTTTATTGATGGCATGCATCAAACAGAATTTGTTTTAAGAGATTTTAATAATTCTTTAGAAAATCTTAATAGCGATGGTAAAGTTTTATTGGATGATATATTACCAATACATTTTGATGAACAACTAAAAATACCAATCAAAAATTCTTATGAAAATGGAATATTAAAAACAAATGTGCCTTGGACAGGAGATGTATGGAAATTTGTTTATCATATTTTATTAAATTATAAAAAATATGTATCATTTAGTTATTTTAGTAATATTAACTATAGAGGAGTAGGAGTTTTCAAAATAAATGAAAAATTTTGTATACCTGATAATGAAATAGATATAATAAATAATTACAATTATATCACTGATTTTGAGAATTATTTAGATACTCTTAAGTATGATGTAGAATAGCACCTTTTAGAAAAAATATTAGTCCCATTTTATACGCCTTCAAGAGTGTAAATAATATATATTATTGACTAATTTTATTGGTTTATTTAAATTATTCATAGTAATATTATTACTTTTTATAGTATTATCATAAGTATTATTATTTTTTATTGTATTATTATTATTATTATTATTATTATTACTATTATTATTATTATTATTATTTATAGTTTTAGGTTGTTTATTTATTTGAAAAACGGCAGATTTCATAATTATTTTTATATTATTTTTTTAAATAATTTATTAAAGAACTAATATTAATGATTAAATATAATGGAATTAATTTTAAATGAATTAAATATATGTGATGAACCAAATTTGTGTTTAAATATGATTGTCAAAGATGAATCACATATAATTGTTGATACCTTAAAAAAATTATTAAATAAAATTAAATTTGATTATTGGGTAATTTCAGATACTGGTTCAACTGATAATACAAAAGAATTAATCGTTGATTTTTTTAAAAAACATAATATAAAAGGTGAATTATTTGAAGATAAATGGGAGGATTTTGGTTATAATCGCTCAAAGGCATTAGAACATGCTTATAATAAAAGTAAATATGTTTTAATTTTTGATGCTGATGATGAAATTATTGGCGACTTTGTTCTTCCTGAATTAATAAAGGACTCTTATTTTTTTCAATTTGGAAGCGAACAAGGAACTAGTTATGTTAGGATACAAATCGTTAATAATAAAAAAAAATGGAAGTATGTTGGGGTTCTTCATGAAATAATTACATGTATTGAATACACCAATAGTAGTGAAACTATAACTGGTAATTATTATACTATATCAGGAAGAACAAGTAGTAGAAATAGAGATGAAAATAAATATTTAAAAGACGCATTAATATTAGAAAAAGCCTATGAAGAATGTATTAAGTCAAACGATAGTTTGTATCATAGATATGGTTTTTATTGCGCAAATAGTTACTTTGATTCAGGAAAATGGGAAAATGCAATTAAATGGTATAAAACAACTCTTAATAATGACAACTGGTCGCAAGAAAAATATATGTGTTGTTTGAGATTATTTCAATGTTATAATAATTTAAAAAATACTGAAACTGGAATTTTCTACTTAATAAAATCATTTGAATATGATAAAGAACGAGTAGAATGTCTCTATGAATTGGTTGTTCATTATTGTTTAAAAAACTTAAATGACGTTGCCTATGGATTTTATACAATTGTAAAAGATTTTTTTAATAATAAATACATATCTGTAGGAGTAGGCGACAAATTATTTTTAGACTTAAGCAAACCTAATTTTTACCTACCATACTATATGATTTTAGTTGCAGATAAAATGAAAGATAATGATACTATTATTAAAATGTACAAAATAGTATTTACAAAAAAATATATTGAAACTAATACATTTTTTGTTGGAAATTTGTTATATAATTTACAATTTTTTATTGAATCTGTTAAAAATGATCAAGAATTTTTAAATCTATTTAATGATTATATAGTTTTTTTGAAAAGCATAAACTATCCAGTCTATAGTCATGAATTTATGAAATTATTCGAAAATTATGGTATTAAAGTAAATGAGGAGAGTAAAAATGAATTCTCTCAGGAAGAGTGTATTGAAAGTAATAATATTTTAGTCTACACTGGGTTTTCAAATTATCCTTGGAATTATACATATAGTTTAAAAAATGCTTTAGGTGGTTCTGAATCTGCTGTTATTAATCTTACAAAAACTTTACCTAATAATTATAAAATTTATATAGCTGGTGATGTTGCCGAAGAAAAAGTAGATGATAATATTACATTTTGTAACTTAAATTCATTAAGGACCTTGGCTAAAACTATTCCTTTCCATACATTAATTGTATCCAGATATATTGGTTTTTATGAAATATTTCCAGAAGTATCATTTTATCAATCATTTATTTGGGGTCATGATATAATATTATTTCCTTATGGTTGTCCTTTGGATGCGAATTCTATACTAAAAAAATGGAATAAAAAAATAAATAAATGTATATGTCAAACGGAATGGCACAAAAATCGTTTCTTAGATTTATATCCTGAATTAAACAATAAAATTATTACTATTAACAATGGTATTTCTGTTGATAAGTTTATATTTAAAACAAATAAAATATCAAATAAATTTGTATATACATCTTGCTCAGAAAGAGGTCTAGATAGATTACTTGAATTATGGCCACAAATTATTCAAAATTTACCTGATGCTCAATTATTTATTTCTTCATACAATAAATTTCCAAGTAATGATTATGAAAAGAACCTAGATGAAATTATTAAGAAACATGATTCTATCACCCATTTAGGCTGCCTTAATAAGGATGATTTATATAAATTAATGTCAACATCTGAATATTGGTTATATCCAACTAATTTTGATGAAACATCATGTATAACATCGATGGAAATGTTAATGTCTGAAGTTATATGTATATATTATTCTCGTGGTGGATTAGTTAACACATTAGGTGATTATGGTATACCCGTGGAAAGAGGAAACGAAGTAGATACTATTCTTAATCTATCAAATAAAGAAAAAATTTATATTAGAAAACGTGGAAAAGAGTACGCTTTATCGTGTAGTTGGGGAAATAGATGTAATCAATGGTGTAATGTTATTTTTAATCAAAATAATATAGTAGAAATCCAAAGTCCTAAAGAAACAATCACTGGAAAAATAAATACCGAATTTCATCAAGAAATAATCACTGAAAACACTGAAGGTGCTGAAAAATATATTATTAAAATTATAAATCTTAAACATAGAACTGATAGACGTAATAAAATGACAAAAAAATTAAATGCTGAAAATATATATAACTATGAGTTTTTTGAAGCAATAAATGGTAAAAATCTAAATCCTACAAATGAAATGATTAGTTTATTCGAGAGAAATGATTTTGGATATAAAAAGGGTGTACTCGGATGTGCATTAAGTCATTTATATTTGTGGAAACAATTAATAGATGATAATTATAATAATTTTTATGTTATTCTTGAAGATGATATTGAACTATGTAAAAATTTTAAATTATACTTAAACATTACTAGTAAATTATTTATTGAACAAAATTTAGAACATTTAGCTCTAGGTGAATATTTTTCAAATAAAGAATTTCCAACAGATAATTCAATATTAGAAATATATACAAAAAATTTATATAATGAGTGGAATGTCACATTTGCGTATATTATAAGCAAATCAGCTGCTAAAAAAGCAATCGATTATATTAATAACTGTTCTATTAAATGTGCATTTGATAATCCACAAGCATTTGGATATATATTAAATTACAGTGGTTTAAATTATAAATTAGTAAATTGTGAAGTAGTTAATGAAAATGGTAGTGATATCCAATCTAATTATACTGATAATTATTTGTATTTTATACCACCTATTAATAATAGAAAAGAATTAACTATTTCTTTTTGTGATTGGTGGTATGGTGAATACTGTGGTGGTATATTTGATGTTAACGATAATTTTTTTACTAATTTACTAACAAATTATGGTAATAATTGTATAATTAGTCATGTTCAACCTGACCAAAAACCAGATATATTGTTTTATAGTATTTTTGGAAATTCACACGAACAATTATACGCAAAAAGAAAAATATTTTTTTCTGGAGAACCTTATCCACAAAGAGAAAATGCAGATTTTAATTTAACATTTGATAAAAATTCTTTAAAAAATACAAGAGTTCCATTATGGTTATGTTATATGAGTAATAATGATATACATTATTTAAATACAAGAAAATTCGATGAAAATAATTTAAAAGAAAAAACAGGTTTTTGTTCATTTATAGCAACTGGTCCAGGTATTGAAAATAATAGAAAAGAATTTATTGATAATCTTACAAAATATAAAGTAGTTGATTGTGGTGGTCAATATTTAAATAATATTGGATATAATGTTCCTCTTGGTATAAATTGCTCAGGTAAAATTGAACACAATAGAAAATATAAGTTTGCTATGGCATTTGAAAGCAAATCATATCCAGGATATGTAACAGAAAAAATTTGTGATATATTTAAGTCTAATGCTATTCCTATTTATTGGGGAACAAATGATGTTGTAAAAGATTTCAATCCAAATTCATTTATAAATTCTAACGATTTTTCAAATTTTGATCAATTAACTGAATACATTATTACAGTGGATAATGATGATCAAATATATTTAAATTATTTTAAAGAGCCTGTATTTTCCAAGCAATGGATAGATATTTTTAATGATAATAATAAATGTTTTTATAAGAATATTGCTGATAACATAATAAAAAATGGTGATCATCTATTTGATTCTTTTGTTGAAAATTATAAGAAAAAAGAATTTAAAATAAAAAAATCAATTAATATATTTAATATATGGCATAATAAATTATTTGATAAGTGTTATGAAGATCTTGATGATTATTCATTGAGTAAAATTAATATGTTTGATGTTAATCCATCATATGAAAAAATATATAATAAAGATAAAAAATATAAGATTATAAAAGAATATGAACTACAAATTTATGATAACATATTACAAGCAACTAATTACTGCCAAACATCTTGTTTATATCATGTATATATTAATCGACAAATTGAAAACTTTGATTTCTTTTACGACAATGATTATATAGGATTTATACAATATGATATGGAACTAGCAAGTAACTTTATTTATGACATTGAAGAAAAAATTAATTCAACAGAAAATAATGTGTTTTTTTATAGTTTAATTGCTGATGATAAATTAGAAAGAAATTTTATATTAAAACCCTATAATAATTCTATTCTAGAGAAATATAATAATCACTTCAATACTAACCATACTTATGAGTCAATAAAGAATCACGAAAAATCAAAGTATTTTATTTGTCTTCATACATTTGTCATTCCAACTATAACATATATGAAAATGATGAATTGGTATTGTTCAATATCTGATTGGTTACATATTAATTACATTAATGGAATCTATAATGAAAGTATGTCTGAGGTTACAGAAGAAATATTTGGATTATTTTTACTATTAGAAATCATTGAAAATAAAAATATACAATTAGAAGAATTAAAATTAAAACATAATTGGCCTAATTTACATAATGAAACATCATTTAATAACTATAAAGAAAATTCTAATTATTTTCCATTAAACACTATTATTAATAATAATTTAACAGATAAAAATTCATATCATAGCTATATAGATGTATATGAAAAATTATTTAAAAAAAACCAGCTTACTACAAAAAATGTGCTTGAAATAGGAATTGAAAGAGGAGGGTCATTAAAATTATGGAACGATTATTTTGTAAATGCAACTATTTATGGTTTAGATATTAATGAAGCACCATTATTTTTATCAAGCTATAAAAGAATTAAAACAATTAAATGTGATGCTTATAGTTCAGAATCAGTAGATTATTTTATTAAGAATAATATTAAATTTGATATAATTATTGATGATGGTCCACATACACTTGAAAGTATGATATATGTTATTGAAAAATATACAAAATTGTTAAATTCAAATGGTATATTGATTATTGAAGATGTTGAAAAAATAGAATGGTGTGATAAATTATATGAAACTGTTCCTAGTAGTTTAAGACAATTTTCTTATCATAATGATAGAAGACATATAAAAGGAACATTAGACGATATATTATTTATTATTGAAAATAAAAATACAAACGAAAATAATAAAAGTGAAATAGATAAAATAAATACAAATCTTGATGATTTATGGATAATATACGCATTTCCTGGTCATAATTATAAAGTTATCGAAGATTATATAAATAATCTAACTAAAAGATTTAATATTTTTTATACACAAGATATCGAATATGTTTTAGGCATTAATCCTAAAAAGATAAGTTATTTGATGAATATAATAGATACAAGAATACTTGATAAATTTAAAAATACTCGTGTTGAACTTAGTTTTTTAAATACAGAACCATTAACTATCCAACATAATTTGGATTTAGTAAAATTAATTGTCAATAAATATCCTTACTTAAAAATATATGATTATAGTTCTTCAAATTTACAAATAATTTTTAATAATAATATGTATGCTGAAGTTATTGAATACACTTATGATAAAGATGAAAATAATATTTTAATAGAGTTAAACAATAATACAGCAAAATTATATGATTTTGGAATAATTACATATGGGAATACTCAAACTAACACAGTTGAAAATAGTTTATTTCACAAAAAGAAAGAAGTTGTTTTACATCTTATTAGAAATGGATTTAAGATACACATTATTTCTGGATGGGGTAATGAAAGAGATAAAGAATTAGCTAAGTGTAAAGTAATTTTAAATATTCATTCTATACTACAAAATAATGGTGAAGTATATCATAGTAAAACTTTTGAAAATATTAGATGTAACAGATTATTAGATGCTGGATTTAAAATATTATCAGAAGATTCTATTGATTGTAATCAATTTATAAAAAAATATTCAAATTTAAAATTTATAAATTACGATGATTTTAAAAATATTGAATATTCTGATGATTTTTGGGATAAAATTCATAGTAATATAATTAAAAAATATTGTTTTATTCACAGCTATAATATAGAAAATATTGGCACATATCGTTTAGAAAAATTAATAAATAAAATAAATAATTCTGGTTGTGTGAATATATTTGAAAAAATTTATATTAATAATATTGGTATACCAATTAATAATATATATGGTGAAAAATTTGAAGTATTAAATTTTTCAGAAAACACAGAATTATTTGAAATACCTACTATAAATTTAATTAAAACTTTTACTCAAAAGAAATCTAATAATTATGTTTTATATTTATCTACTAAAGATATTTGTTATTCAAATGAAGATGATAAAGAAAACAATTGGATAGATTATATGTTATATTTTTTAGTTGAGCAACATAAAATGTGTATTTCAATATTAGATAATAATTATGATGTGGTTGGTTGTAATTATAGTAATGATTTAGATAAAGAATGCTTTAAATTTACTAATCCATACCCTCCACTTCATTATAATGGTAATTTTTGGTGGGCTAATACTAATTACTTAAGAACATTACCAAAATTATCTACGAGTTTAATTGAAAAAAATTCCCCAGAATTTTGGTTGTTCAAAAATAATCCTAATTTTTATAATTTACACTCTTCAAATATTAATCATTATTTAAGCGAATATCCACGACATTTATATGTTAGCAAATCTTCAAAGATGTAAACAATTATTATAATAATTTTATTCTATAAAAATTATTATAAATTATTTTTTAACTATGACAGCCGTTTTACCATTATTAGTATTAATAAATTCATATTGTAAATTTCTAGTTGTAAAAAATTCATTTGTTGCTAATCTTTGTCCCTCCCAATGATAATAATCATCAAAAATTATTAAACCCCCTAACACAACATTATCATATAATTTTTCAAGCTCAAACTTACTTGATTCATACCAATCAGTGTCTAATCTTAATATTGCTATTTTATCAGGTATATTTTCTTTACTTTTTAATGTTTCCATGACATCTCCTACTATATAATGTAGTTTATTTTCTGGATATCCTAATAATTTTAATCTATTTTTAACAACATCCAAGCTAGCATAACACCAGCCATTTATATTTTTGTCTATAATTTGTGATTCCCACCTTTTACGAACTTCATAATTATCACATTTATCTAAAACTGCTATATCAGTTGTATAGTCATTTTCTCCTGGTTCTGTTAATCCTGTAAATGTATCGTATAAATATAATTCCCGGTGTATATTATTTTTAATTAATTCTTTTATCCATCTTTCTTGAAAATCTCCTGAATAAACCCCACATTCAACTATAGATCCATCAATATTATTTTCTAAAATATACTTTATTGAATTTTCTCCGTCAATAAATTTATCAACTCTAGTAACTATTTTATTCTTATTAATAACAAAAACTATATCATCGTATCTATTTTTATTTTTTCTTAGATCATACACCTCTATATAGTTTACTAAATCTGCTGGAACAACTTTTTTAAGTTCATCAATCCAATCTATAGATTGGACATCTTCAATTATTAAGATACCATCTTCTGTCATAATTTGACTATATAATTTTATAAATTGTATCATACTTTCTAATGTATGAGGACCATCATCTAACATCATATCAAATTTAATATTCTTATTTAAAAATAATTCTGTAAAATTTACTTCATCGTATGCATCAGTTGAAGTAAAAAGTTTTATTCTATCTTTATTTTTAATTTCATTCCAAACATCTTTTATATGTTGAATATCTAAAGCATATACATTTGCGTTTATAAAATAATCATGCCATAATTTAATACTACCACCATTATCTCCGGGATATCCAATACCAACTTCTAAAATATTTTTTGCTGTATTTTTTTTTGAAGATAATAAATTTTGATATAGATCCAAATAAGAGTGAGTTGTATTTTTATCTGTTTTTACATTATTAACTAATTGTTTCATTGTTTGTTCATAATTATCTCCTTCAATAATGTAATTTTTTTTAATTACTTCAGGAAATTTTATATTGTACATATCAATGAAAATATTATTTAAAGCATTATTTCTAACATATAAATAATAACTAAATGTTGATCCTTGTCGTATATTGAAATTCCAATTACCAATAAAATTATTATTACATTTTTCTCCAATCAATAAATCTATTATTGCATGTTTTTCTCTACCATCAAATATATTTTTTTTTGTTATGTAAAATTCATAACCATTGTCTTTTAAGAAATTTATTACATTATTACTTAAATCATATGATAAAACAAATATTATATCATCTTTTAAAAAATTGTTTTTTATTAATTCAATATATTTATTTTGTAAATTAATGTCATAATCTTCTTGATTCATTTTATTATGAGTCAACATATGTCCTGTCATATCTTTTTCTACACGTAAATGTATTACATTTATTTTTCTATCATTTAAATTTATAAGTGGCAAATGAGTGTATTCATTATTTGAATCTATTAATAAAGCATTATTACTATAATTTATAAATCTATTAATAAATTTTATTTTTTTTAACAAATAATTAAATACTTCTTGATTCTCAGTATAACATTTATCTATTTGGGACCAATTTAAAATATTTTCAGGCGTTTGTAAATTTATTATTATATCATTATGAATATATTCTGAATATTCTTCTGTCATATGTGTATCATTTAATTTATAATTAATAACAAGTTTTTTTGCTTCTCCTGGATAAGGATCGCCTTTTATATCATTTAATATTGTTTCAATAGGTATTTGTAATTTATTATTTACATAGTATTTTCTTAAAATTTCCTCTGTAATATTAATTGTTTTATCATTTAATCCATATGTAATACTTTCAATATTAAAATTTAATGTATTTCTATCAAAAACTATAATATCATATTTATTTAATAAAATATTTAAATAATGAATATCTAATATGTCACTTATTCTACAAAATTTTTCTGTCATTGGTTCTAATCTAAAATTATTCAAAACTAAATATCTCTTATTATTATTAATACAATATATAATACCATATATTATAAAATATATTTGGTTTGTTAATCCTGTACCATTCCAGCTCGGTTCTAAAAAATATATATTTGACATTTTAATTATTCTTTAATTTTATTTTTAAATAAGAAATATTAATTATTCTTTAATTTTATTTTTAAATAAGAAATATTAATTATAATTACACCTTTGGACATTTAAAACGCCGACTTGGACAAATTAAAAAAACAAAAGTATAATGGTGAATTTCACACCTTACCATACTTATCTTCCTAAAAGGAGTGTCGTAGGTATTTATTCTTTTTGTTCCCTAAAACATTTTGGTCTTCTTTTTCCTTGTTTTTCACATTGTAAAAGAAGTAAAATATTTTTGGAAGCATTAATATCTCTATCCATACAACATAATTTACACTCGTTGGAACTACAACGGATTACGCTATGGTATTGAGACATTCTCGCTTTTCCCTTAACTTCAGTCGCCTTTGGCTTACATAATTTCTTGTTTTTATAAAGAGTTATTCTTTCAAAACATTTATGACAGGTTTTACTTGTTCCCCATTCATCTATATCCACAATATCACAAAATCGTTTCAACTCTTTCTTTAATTTTAGAATAGGAGTTGTAGGGTGATTTTTTACTAATCCGTGTTGTTGTGAATAATCACCAAAACCTATTAAGGACTTTTTATCTTTTGTGATATTTCTACATATTTTTTCTAATGTTGCTTTCCCTCTACAATAAGAAGTAAAGTTTAATCCTCTAAAATTCTTAATACAATGGAATTGAAAAAATGTATCTATATTTGGTAAGACATATTCAAAATAACTTGACATATTTTTTGTATTACTTACTTTGAAACTTGGAATACTTTTCCATAAAGCATAATGGTCCCATTCCTTATACCAAGTTTCCCTTTTCTTACAAGCATAAATCATTTTGCTTTTATGTCTATATTCTTTTGTGGAACATTGTAATATTTCATTATTTTCATTACAAGATGTAAATAACGCACGACACCCAGGGTCTATCCCTACATATTGTTCGTAATCAATATTTTTTATTTCTTTTGTTTTCACTTCTTTTGCCTTTGGTTTATCCATTGTAATCACCCCACATTTTCCATCAGTAAAAATAGTGTAGTGAAATTTCTTATGTTTTGTTTCATATTTTTCAATGTTAAACAAGTTTAACCAGTATTCTCGTTTCTTTTCATCAAAGTCTTTACTATTTTGTTCTTTGGTTAAATAAGAAATAATATCATTAAGAGCAGTAGAACATATTTGGATATTGTCCATTGTAAATGAGCTTTTATTTGGTAATAAACTAAATACTCTTACTCCTTTTGTATTTTTATATTTCTCAAATTCCTTCAATATCTTATGATATATTTTGATGAAGTGTGAAGAATGTTTAACGATATTAGTTTCAGTAGGAATATATTTTAACCATTGTTTCATAGAAAGAATAAAATAATTTTTTCCATTATACTTTTCATCATAAATATCCTTACACCATTTATAAATAATGTTTTTTCTTGTTTCACCAGTTCTTAATTCTAAATATTTAGAAAAACGCTTATAAAAATTAAGTTTCAAATGGTTCTTCGTCATAGTAAATTGTTGTTTATTCAAATTATTTATCAACGCACCCATTTTATCTCTAAAAGGTAATTCTTTGAGTAAATGAGAAAATTGTGAAAAGGATTTATACATTTCATCTTCCTTATCAATATTTGATTTTCTGTTTTTCATTATAGAAACATAACAACAAGCATTATAAAAAAGATTTCCTGTAAGTTCAGGTAATTCCTTATTATCTTCTAATAATCTTGTAAAATGAAAATTTAACAACTTATATGATAAGAAACTTATTTTATTGATATTATAAACTATTTCTTGTATTCCTTGTTTCAAATAATTATTTTTACATAAACTATTCCAAGACATTTTGATACAGACAAAATCCGTATCTTTATTTGCTTCAATTCTTTTGGAAACATCACTCCTCTTCTTTTTAACTTTGGGAAGTTCCATTTATACATATAGTAAAGAAAATAATTTTAAGTAATTTTTTATAAATAATTAATTATTCCTAAATATTTTGACTTTCTAATTTTTCTTTTTCTGTTTTTTCTTTTCTTTTTTGATATGCTATTTTATTATATTCTTTTCGTTTATCGCACGATACTATGGGTTTATAGTTATTTTGTTTATTATAATTTTTAACTCGTTCAATTATTTTATCTTTGTTATTTTCATAATATTTTTTGGAGTTACTTTGATATGTATTTAATTTATGTTTTGTTTCATTCAATTCATTTTCGGTTAATAAAAGTTTTTCTTTTAATTTAGCTATTTCACAATTTAACTCCTTAATAAGTTCTTCGCTATTCATTAAGGTATTATTATAAATTATTTTTATATAATTTTAACTATATAAAAATCGGCGTTTTAAATGTCCAAAGGTGTAAAAAATAAATTTAAAGAATAATATAAACTTTTTATTAAATTATATTATTTTTCTGTTGAAAAAAAGAACACTTGAAATAATCTTCCATTTTCTTTAGAATCACCAAAATAATCCATTGACATATGAAATCTATTTGAATTAAATAAAATTAAACGATTAAATACATTACCTACTTGATCTACTTTTTGCCATTTTGTTAAATCTTGACTAAACTTATCTATTTCTTCTTTATTATTTAAAATTTCCATATCTCTTTTACACGTTGTCCCATCATTAAAATTATAAAATGATGTTCCCGATGTTACAGGAGCATTTGGCGTTAAATATAAAACACCAGCCCAATTATTATATCCGTCGATATGAACCCATGATCTATCTCTACTAGTTGTATATTGAAAAGAACCATTATAAATAGTAGCTGCATCTGAATCATCGTCTTTTGGAATTGGAAAATCTATTATTTTTCCACCAAAAGGTTCAATATATTCTTGAATAATATCTTTTAATTGATTATTAGCATAAGAAATTGTACGCTGACCAGGATAATTACCTCTTACTAAAAAATCCTGTGTCAAAACAAAATTTCTAGTATCATATGGATTACTATAAAAATTATCTATTACAATTAACCCACATGATGGACCCCGTATTTGAATATCCTCAAATAATTTTTTATATTTATTTTGGGTTTCTATTTTTTTTATTATTGATTCATTAACTTTTGATAATTCTATAGATTTTATTTTTTTTAAAGTATTAATAAAAAAATTATCTAATTCTACATCATCATGTTTTATTTTTGTTATAATTGGTATATACATAATATCTCCTTTTGCATACTTACAATTATCGGGAATATTAATCTTATATTCATGGCATTCATAATTAATACATTTTATATCATTAAAATATTCATTTGAATCTTTTGTTAAATAAAATGAAATTCTAGCTCCAAGTTTTGTATGATTTTTTAATATTTTATATATAAAATCAAAAGCTCTATTATTATGGTTCATATTATCCAATATATAATCGTCAAAATAAATACAATCATATTTATCAATTGTTTCTAACACATCTTCCCACCTACCTTTTATAATATTTACTATTAATTCTGGTCTTAAACTTATTTGATTCTTTTTAAACTCTTCAAATTTGTTCCATACTATAGGAGTACATTCAATAACATTATATTCTAATACATTTTTAAAACTACATATTTTTGTTGCACTATAACCAAAACCAAATCCTATTTCTAACACTTTTCCAAAAGGATTTAAAAATTCTATTGATCTTTCCATATAAGGCTTTTCCCATTCCATCATTACTTGATGAATTTCATCTTCATCGCATAATATATCTTTACCATATTTATCTTTTTTATAAACTAATCTCATTTAATTAATTTAGTTCGTTTCCTTTTAAATATTTATATTGTATAGTATATTGTATAGTATATTTATGGAAGATATTCAATATCATTTTAATCAATTACTTACAAATTCTATTCAAAATGATATTAGTTTACATGACCCAATTAAAAACCGTATAAATATTTATATTTTACAAAAAAAATGTTATCATGTTATTTGGAATTTATTGCATTCATTTTCTGTTTTATTTCCTGAAAATCCGACTGATTTACAAAAAGAAAATACTAAATTATTATTACGTAATATAAAAACGCATATTCCATTTTGTGCAATTTGTTCAAGTCAATATTACGATAATTTTATTGAAACATCTGATTTAGAAAGCGTTGTTAATAATAAATCAGAACTAATAAAACTTTTAATTGAATATCATAAATTTGTAAATATTAATTTTGCTAAAAATAAAAACTATGATGAAACAATATACACTATTGATTTTATTTATAATAAATATAGTAATGGATTATATGAAAAATATTTACGAGAAAAATATAATATTTCTTTATTGGATATAATAAATTGTAGTAATAATTTTAATAATTATTTAAAAGAACAAATCTCTAATATGCGAATACAAATTATTCAAGAAATAAACAAATTAGAATATGAAGTAGAACTTAAATTTAATATAAAATAATACAATGTTAGTTAATTTATTATTTTATAACAAAATATATTTTAAATTTTATTATGGATTATGATTTGATGCATCAAAAATAGGTATACCAAAACCATATGGACCTGCATAACCATACACTGAATGAATAGCATTTAAATACGCGGCGCTTGCTACAAATGTGAATTTACCATTTAAATAAGAATTTACTACAGGACTACTAGGGTAAACCCAAAACCATTCAATATATGCGTCTTCAGTTATAGGAGATGGACCACCAGTTATCACACAATAATATCTTTCTATCGAACATACGTTTAATGGAGTATTTTGGCTCTGGCAAACTCTAGCAGCTCCATGAGCAGCAATAGTATTTGTACATGAAATCGCTGGTATAGATGTATTACAATTTCTTAATTCAAATTCATAACTATTAATGTCACATACTGCTCTACCTGCAGCAACAGTAAAACAGCTTACAGGATCACTGAATGCTATTGAGTAACCTAGTAATATAGGACCTGCTGGAGGTATGCCAATATCGGTAAAATCTGGAATACCTTGTTGATTAATATAATAGGGAATAACTGGTCCAGTAGCTCCTTGTGGTCCAGTAGCTCCTTGTGGTCCAGTAGCTCCTTGTGGTCCAGTAAATCCACCTCCAGTTGGGCCTGGAACTCCTTGAGCACCTTGAAAACCAGTAGGACCGGTTACTCCAGTTGCTCCTCTAGCACCAGTAGCACCTTGAGCTCCAGTTGGACCAGTAACACCTTGAGGCCCTGTAACACCTTGAGAACCTATAAGACCTTGAAATCCTGTAGGACCTGTAGATCCTCGAGAACCTGTTGCTCCTTGAGATCCGGTAGAACCTTGTGAACCTGTTGAACCTTGAGAACCTGTATGACCAGTAGCACCTTGTGATCCTGTAGGACCAGTAGCACCTTGTGATCCTGTAGGACCAGTAGCACCTTGTGATCCTGTAGGACCAGTAGCACCTTGTGATCCTGTAGGACCAGTAGCACCTTGTGATCCTGTAGGACCTTGTGAGCCTGTTACACCTTGAGAACCTGTTACACCTTGAGAACCTGTTACACCTTGAGAACCTGTTGCTCCTTGAGATCCGGTAGAACCTTGTGAACCTGTTGAACCTTGAGAACCTGTATGACCAGTAGCACCTTGTGATCCTGTAGGACCAGTAGCACCTTGTGATCCTGTAGGACCTT